ACAACCCTAGTGCCGAGCAGATGGAAAACCTGTTGGATGCTGTGTTCTACAAAGTGATCGGCAGGGTTCCCGTGGCTACGTACGAGGACGACGAATGAACAACATGGTTAAGCAGATGATACTAACAGCGAGAGCCGAGAACGCACAGGCCCGTAAACGGTGGGGTGGTGTGGCGCGTACGTTAGGTGGGCATGGGCGCAAAATAGTACTGCCGCCCAAGGCCGAACAGATCGGTAAGTTACTTGATGAAGGTATGAGTAGGCGAGATGTCGCCAATACGATGGGCGTAACCTATCAAACAGTAACAAGTTACATGGATAGGTACAATCTGGGAACGGGAGCATGACTGCTGCAACAACTTTCGGGCAGGTGCCCGAATACAAATGGAGAATACTATGAGTTACACACATCAAAAAATATCTAACATCGACATGGACGCGGATGAACTTTCATGGAGATCACAGGCACTAGACGAGTTTCGCCGCGCGGTTGAGAAGTCTATGCGTGGGGTTAAAACAGTTAATAGAAACACGAACAGCGCGTGGGTCTACATGGAAGGCGAAGACATGGCGATGGGGTGGATAGGTTACGGAGACTTCCAGACCAGCCAAGCCGCAGTGCATAAAAAGTACGCCGTGTATGCACGAGGTATACGCAACATGAAGTACAACGACATGAACGAGCAGCATTACATGCGTGTGGCTCTGCGAATGGACGCGGCCCTAAAACATGTTAAGACGTACATGAGTAACTACTCTACAGGTGAGACTGCGGCAGCGTTGTACCACCCAGCGAAGAAAGCGGTTAGAAATGTAAGCGATACAGTAAGAAAAGAGTATCGGGACGCTAAACAAGCTGTTGGTATAAACTCAGATTACCACTCGCCAGTTCAAGCTCCTAGCGCTCTCGAACGGGAGCTAAGTTACTTGGTGTTGAGTGGGCATGTCTTCTCAGACCCTGAGTTGGGTACAAACATTCAAGACATGCTTGCCAAGAAGAAGGTCTTTTCACGTTTTGCTGGTGGCGACGATATACCTATGAACTTCGTGCGTGCGTACACCACGATCCGTGGAGAACAACGTGTAGATACTGTGCGGGTAAAGGACATAACGAGTTACCGGTTTGAGTTGGACATAGACCACCTACACATTGGTAGGCTTGCCAAGGAGCTACCCGAAGAACTTATGGGTCAAGTCGCAGTCATGTCTATGTGCGAGAACGAGGAGTTCGTAGAAGACGTTGGGTACAAGGTAAGTGAGAATATGTTCTACCTCTATGTAGAAGATGTTACAACGTGAGTGTAACAGATGATAGTACATACCGGATAATCCTATCAAACGAGACTAAAACTGTCTCCGTGGAATGTTTTGGTATGTACCCGCTTGACAGAAGTGTTGACGGTACTTATGCTTCTGTAGACGAACTACCTTTATGGATACAATCTAAGCTGGCTGTACTGTCTATGCTGGATGTCCCACCACCACTAAGCGATGTGGAAGGTGTGGGCAGTAAGTTAAGTCCTTATCTATATTGGGTGTACCCCTAAATTCGGGCAGGTGCCCGAAACTCAACGGGGTGGTGTAGTGCCACCCCACAACTGGTATCGACGGAGATTACTATGACCCCAGAAGCAAAAGTTAAAAAGGTTGTTGTCAAACAACTAAAAGAATTAGGCGCGTATTATTTCTACCCTGCCACTGGCGGCTACGGCAAAAGTGGTGTGCCTGACATAGTAGGGTGTTACAAAGGGTTCTTCTTTGGGTTCGAGTGCAAAGCTGGCAAGAACGTAGCCACACCTCTGCAAGAAAAGAACCTGAAAGAAATCAACCATGCAGGTGGGTTTGACCTGATAGTGAATGAAGAAAATATGGACTCCATTACAAGAGTTCTAATACGCTGGTCTGTATCCAGTGCATCAGTTTATACACGTCTTCACAATAACTAACACGAAGGCTAAGTTGTGAGAGGCCAATCATAGTGTAAATATCCGCAACAATATGGGCAAAGTCTCCTATCGCTCCTCATAAGGCGTAAAACATTGTGACCATATCGGAGAAACCACGAGACGGTTAGTCCCTGCCTGTTATAGCGGGTGGGGCACCTAACAAAACAGGAGAGATAATAACAATGAAAAAACTATCCCCTGCACTTGAGGCAGAGCTAAAATATCTAAGGCGACAAGTTGATAATCTACAAGATGAAGAACATCGCAGAGACGCACGACCCACCGCGAAACAAGAATTATGGACTGCGCGGGGGGAATTAAACAGGTTCGTTAGTAAACTGCGCACAGAGGGAATGAACATATGACTAAGCTAGACCTCTTGGGTGCAAAGAACAAAAGTGCGTTCACTGACGCCTTAAATACAACCAAGTATGGTGACACTATAATTTATCATGTTGGGAGATACGCAGGAGGGTTGTTTAAGAACGACGCCCTCGCAGCGGCAAACACGGGATTGGTAAACCTCGTGCAAAAGAAGTTAGGTGCTGGGCTTTTTCAGTACGTAGCACAACGGACTAAGAAACGATTTAAAAAGTAACCAAGGAGAACGGCATGGCTACTGTGGGAATTATAAAACTAACACAACGGATGCTTACCAAAAGCATCATAGATGCAAACAAATCTGTGCTTGCGTTCGCTAAAGAACACCTGCCTGTAAGTTACGACGAGTTAAACAACGGACAAAAGGCAACCTATAGTGAAGCTATCTTTGATGACGGTACAAAAACAGAGTTGCGTATATACCGACGTCCACGCGGCGATGAACTGCTTTCAATCAAGGGGATTGCTAAACGCGCAAAGGTCGGGGACGTGGTGACACTGATTGCTGACGCCACTAACGACGTACGTATAAGTATAAAGGGAGAACAACATGACTAAGAAACAACAAAAAGTATGGGCTTATAAAGTCAAGCACCCGCTAGCCACGGCGAGTGAAGTTGCCAAGGCCACCAAGACGTCTTACGGGTACGTGTATAAACTGATGCAGAAGATCGGCACACCGAAGGACGTGTCCGACGCTGGGAGATTTCATTACAAGCCTAAGCCTGTAGCAAAAACGGATTCTAATGCGGATTTAAATCCGGTTACACCGCCACGTCCATCGTCACGTGGTAGTATCTTAGACACAGCCAAAGAGTACGTGACTAAGGACCGTGCGGCTGACCATGGTGACATGGAAGATAACTTTCAACGCATCGCCGCCTACTGGAATACACATCTAGGGTTAATAAGTTACATCAAGGACACTGATGTTGCGGTTATGATGGCACTGCTAAAGGTAGCACGTATTCATTCAAACGTAACGCATGGGGACAACTGGATTGATGCTTGCGGTTATCTAAGCTGCGGCGGCGAGTTAGCTGGTAAAGACTGATGGACCTCATAACCTTAGACTTTGAAACATTTTACGACAAAGATTATTCTCTGCGTAAGATGACAACAGAAGCCTACGTCCGTGACCCTCGTTTTGAGGTGATCGGCGTAGCTGTGCGGGTGAACAACAGGGAAACGGAGTGGGCAAGTGGTACGAAGAAACAGATTAAAAAGTATCTCGACACCTTCGATTGGGGCAAAGCTATGTTACTTTGTCATAATACTATGTTTGATGGTGCCATTCTTAGTTGGTGTTTTAATATTCATCCTCGCATGTATACCGATACTCTGTGCATTGCCCGTGCCCTACATGGGACTGAAGCTGGCGCAAGTCTCGGGGCGTTATCTGAAAGGTACAGTATTGGCGTTAAAGGGACAGAAGTATTGGACGCACTCGGAAAGCGGCGTGGAGATTTTAGACCCGAAGAATTAGCTGCGTACGGGGACTACTGCATCAACGATGTAATTCTAACCTATAAGTTGTTTAGTCTTATGGCGCGTAAGTTCCCTAAGTCGGAGCTACAGCTAATAGACCTCACCCTGCGTATGTACACTGAACCCTCATTAGAGTTGGACGCCGACCTACTAGCCTCGCACCTTGACGATATCAAAGAGCGTAAGAGTAAGCTGTTAACAGATGCAGGTGTTACGGACAAGAAAGAGCTGATGAGTAACCCGAAGTTTGCCGAGTTGCTAAAGGGGTTTGGTGTTGAACCGCCGATGAAGATCAGCCCGACTACAGACAAGGAGACGTTTGCGTTTGCCAAGTCAGACGAAGGGTTCAAGGCGTTACTCGAACACGAGAACGACAAGGTGCAATCTCTAGTAGCGGCACGCCTCGGTACAAAGTCTACCTTAGAAGAAACACGTACACAGCGGTTCATCGACATCTCTGCTCGTGGTCTTCTACCCGTACCTGTAAGATATTATGCAGCACACACTGGACGGTGGGGTGGAGACGATAAGATCAACCTGCAAAACCTACCTAGCCGTGGGCCGAATGGTAAGAAATTAAAGTGTAGCATTGTGGCTCCCGAAGGGTATTCCCTGATCGACTGTGATAGTTCGCAGATCGAAGCACGTGTGTTAGCATGGTTGGCAGGTCAAGATGATCTCACCAATGCGTTTGCCAAAGGGGACGATGTGTATAAGCACATGGCGTCTAGTATATATAACGTGCCATCAGACGGGGTGAGCAAGGACCAAAGGTTCGTGGGTAAGACTACAATTCTCGGTGCTGGTTACGGCATGGGTGCGGTTAAGTTCCAGCTACAGTTGCAGGGTATGGGTGTGTACATAGAGCTTGATGAAGCGCGGCGCATCATCGACATATATCGCAGTACCAACGGAGCTATCAGTCAGCTATGGCGTGAAGCCAACAACATGGTGCAGTACATGGCCCGTGGCGATAGCGTGCAGTTTGGTAAAGAAGGTGTCTTGCAAGTAGACGCACGCAAGAATGCCATCATGTTACCTTCTGGCCTACCTATGTTCTATCATGGCCTAGCCGCAGAGAAATCCGAACGTGGCTACGAGTACACCTACCGAACTCGCAAAGGACCAAACAGAATATACGGCGGCAAAGTTGTCGAGAACGTGTGTCAAGCTGTTGCACGTTGTATCATAGGGCACCAAATGATACTCCTTGCTAAGAAGTACAAGGCTGTGTTAACTGTACATGATTCAATAATTACCTGTGTACGCGACGAAGAACTAGATGAAGCACAAGCGTACATGGAAGAGTGCATGAGCCAGACGCCCGATTGGGCCGAAGGATTACCTATAACCTGTGAAAGTGGCACAGGCAAATCATATGGAGAATGTGAATAATGGATGATCGACATGAGTTTATAGCCGCAGAGATAGAACGTGCCTACGTTAATGCGGACGACGATTGGAAAAAAGAATATTACCATAACGCCGCTAACTACCTAGCTAAAAACCGTTATGTAGAAGGCGGTAAGATTTGCGCGTTTTGCAGGGCGCAAGGGATGGCCGACCCACACCACCACAATGTTTGGGGTGCGATGATGACCTCTCTGAGGAAGCTAGGTTGGGTTGAGAAAATTGGTATGGTTCAACCTACTACAAAACACACGCATATTAACGAAGTATGTCAATGGGAGAGTAAGTTATTCCGATGACACATAAAGTAGCCCCGTGGTCTTTCAGTAGGATCAAAGCGTTTGAGCAATGTCCTAAACAATTCTACCATGAGAAGATACTCAAGGAGTTTCCGTTCAAGCAGACTGAGGCTATCCTGTATGGCTCTGCGTTCCATAAGATGGCAGAGGACTTTGTAGGTGCAGACGTGCCTGTACCTAAGAAGTTTGGCTTTGCGGAAGAAGCACTGG